TGGAGGATTGTTATTTGTTGAAGCAATTGCAATAATATCTGATGGAGAAAGTCAAGTTCACGTAAAAGCACAAGCTGGAATAGATCCAAATAGAAAAGGGATGGATATAGCACAGTCATTTGGTAGTTCTTCTTCGTATGCGAGAAAATACTCTTTAAACGGATTATTTTTAATTGATGATACAAAAGATGCTGATGCAACAAACACACACGGAAAAGCATCAAAATCAACTGTATCTGATAAAGAATGGTTAAATAAAGGAACTGCTGAATTTGACAAGGTTAAAAAATATTTATCTGGAGGGGGATCAATTTCTAAAGTAGAAGCAAAATACAGAATTTCAAAAGAAACAAAACAACTTTTAAATAAATAATTATGAATAAATATGAAGTATTAAGTACAGAGGACGAAGATCATTATATTTTAAAAATAAACGGTGTTAATATAATGGGAGTTCAAGAAAGAAGTGAATTAAGACACCTTATTGAAGTAATAGATAATAAAATTAACGTAGGAATTTAAACAATTAAAACCAAAAATTATGAGTGCAAACAAAAGTTATTTACTAGGAGATGTTGAATTACAGTTAGAAACAATCAAAAAACTTTCACAGTATTTTGAAGATATTTTAACATACAACGCTAAAAAAGAATTAGTACCAAAGAAAGATGAAAATGGAAAACCATTAAAAAAACTAAAATTAAACTTTTCAATATTTGAAGAAGGTAATTATGGTCAAAATGTTTCTTTTACTATTCCACAAACAAAGGAACAAAGAGAAAACGGAGAAAAGAAAAACTATGTTGCAAACGGTAAAGTTTACTATGCTTCAGATGATCTTTCTTCTTTTGTTCAAAAATCAGAAAAAAAACAACAAGCATCAGAAACACTTGTTACAGATGATTTACCATTTTAATAATTAAAAAACAAAGGGGTGTTAATAGCATCCCTTTTTACTTTATGTGGAATTACAAAGGAAAACAAATAAAAGATCGTTCAGATTTACCAAAAGAAGCAATTGGATTCGTTTACAAAATACACAACTGGAACGAAGGTAAATACTACATTGGCAAAAAGATATTGCTTAATAAACGTACTAGACAACCTTTAAAAGGTTATAAACGAAAAAGAGTAGATTATATTGAAAGTAATTGGTTAATTTACACTGGAAGCAATACACAAACAAAAAATTGGAGAAAAGAAGATTGTTATAAAGAAATAATATATATTTGCTACAACCGTACTATGATGACATATTACGAAACAATGTTACAATTTAAAGAAAACGTTTTAGAAAGTGATAAATTCATAAACGATAATATTTTAGGAAAGTTTTATAAAACAAAGATAAAAAAGTATATAGATGATGAAAAAACAAAAGAATTTTAAAGATGAAGGTGCAGATGAAATAAAAAGAATGCTGATCCAGCAGGAAATGGAAGAGCTTGAACTAGAAGCAGAACTAGATGTTGCTGAAGATATTGCTTATCCTCCTGTTGCTATTTCTTGTGGTACTTATATTGATGTTGGTACAGATGGTACAAAAAGAACTTACCCAATACCAATTGGAACTTATGGAAATTTTAGTTTTACACACGCTTATCCAAAGGTTGGTAAATCATTTTTTATGAGTTTACTTGTATCTGCTTATCAAGGTGGTAAAAACGAGTATACTGGTAAATTAAAAGGCCATAGACAAGGAAGAAAGATAATTCATTTTGATACAGAACAAGGTAAATTTCACGCTTCTAAAGTAGCAAGAAGACCATTAGTAATGAATGGATATATGCAAGATGATAATTATCATTTTTATGCTTTACGTACAATGGATTATAAACAAAGAAGAAACTTTATTGAATACATACTTTATACTAAATTTCAAAATGATAAAATTGGTTTAGTTGTTATTGATGGTATTGCAGATCTTTGTTCAGATGTAAATAATATGCAACAAACAACAGAAGTTGAAGATTTATTATTAAGATGGACTGGAGATTTAAATTGCCATATTTCAACAATTATTCATTCTAATTACGGTTCAACTAAACCAACAGGAATTCTTGGATCATCATTAGAAAAAAAATGTGAAACTCAAATAATGCTTGAAAAAAATACAGTAAATAAAGGTTGGGTTACTGCTGAATGCAGAAGGGGAAGGAATAGAAACTTTGATACATTTAGTTTTGCTTTTGAAGAAAACGGTTTACCTAAATTTGTTGTTGATGATTATGAATTTTAATTAAAATATATTTATGCAGAATTGGAAAGAAAAAGATTTATTTGAATGGCTATCAAAAAACCATTACAAAACATTAGTAAATAGTAAAAATCCAATTTCAAGGTGGGATTGTTATGATATTGAAACTCAAAACAGAATTGAGTTAAAATGTAGAAGAAAACATTATAATACTTTAATACTTGAAAAGTCAAAATACGATGCTATTATAAAAGAATCAGATAAAAATTTAGACATTCCAATTTATATAAACAGTACTCCAGAAGGAATATTTTTATTCAATCTAAACAAAATTGATATTAAATGGTTTACAAAATCTTTACCTGCATCAACAGAATTTAAAAAAAGAATGTGGATCAAAAAAGAAATAACAGAGCTAGATATAAACAAAGCAATAAAACTTAAATAAGATGGAAACAATAAAACTACTTAATAACGAAGAATTTAAAGTAAAAGACATATTAAAAAAAATGGATGATGATTCATTTTATTACGGTTATTTAAGTAAACACGCTTTAAGTAGTTCAATGTGTAAAAGTTTATTAGAAGGTCCAGAAGTATATGCAAACAAGTTAAAAGAACCTCCAAAGGCAAAAGAACCTCAACCATTCAGAGATGGAAGGTTGATACATTTATTGGCTTTAGAACCACATAGAATTGAAGAACTAACAATAATTGATAGTACAAAAGGAAGTAAATTATATAAACTTGCTATTGAAGAAAAACCAGCGCAAACAGTTTACACAAGAGCAGAGTTAAACAGATGTAAAGATATTGCTGATGCTGTTTTAGAAAATGATGATTTTAAAAACATTGTTAAAGATGCTTCTTTTGAAATTCCTTCAATATCAAATTACAATGGATTGCCATTTAGAGGAAAAGCAGATGTTTTATTACCTGGTGTTGTTGTTGATTTAAAAACAACAAGTGATATTGATAATTTTGATCAAGCTGCTTTACTTTATGGTTATGATTTACAAGCTGCATTGTATTTAGAATTATTTGAATCCTTTGAGTTTAAATATATTGTAGTTGATAAAAAAACAAAGGAAGTAAAAACAGTTCAGTTTAGTGATGACTTTATACAATCTGGATATGATAAACTTGATCTTGCAACTGAAAATTATTATAAGTATTTAGAAAATAAAGATTTTTATGATTTATAAAAACGAACAATGTAATAAACTAAATTCAGCAGCTTATAAGAGTTGTATTGATAGTTACTTTAATAGCAGGGATAGAAATGATATTTATGAATATTGGCTACAATTAACACAGTTAAAACGAAATTGTGAAGCAGAAGGAGTGCAAAAGGCTTTAGAACTAATTGAAATATATGAAGATATAAATGCCAAAGATTAAGAAAAAAATAGTTTTAAAGAACTGTAATATTGAAGCACAAGCACATTGCTTTAAAAAAGGTTTTATTATTTATCCAAAGTTATTTGGATCTAAATTTAAAGTATGGTATTCAAGAGGAGGTTCTGGTAAATATTATATGAACGGTAAAGAATTTAATAAACAAGAATCATTCCAAGCAATTTGGGATTTATACACAAAAATATATAATTATGACAAGAAGCACACAAGCACATTATGACAATGGAAAAGATTACGATGTAATAGATGTAATAAATGATTTTAACTTAAACTTCTCTAGAGGCAATATATTAAAGTATATTTGCAGAGCTGGAAAAAAGAAAGATGAATTGCAAGATTTATTAAAAGCAAAAGACTATTTAGAAAGGGAAATAGAGAGAATAAGGGAAGCAATATAGCTTCTCTTTTTTTATTTAAAATGTTAAAAAAATGTTAAAATTTGTTAAAAGATATTTAATAACTTAAAATGTTTTGTATATTGCAGTATAATTAAAAACAAAGACAAATGGAAACAATTAAAAGAATTATCAAAGAACGAAAAGAGAACAAGAACCTAAAACCTTACAAGGTTGTAACATTATCAACTGGAGTTGTATGTGAACATTATACTAACGGACAAGTAAAAGTAATATAGTTATGTATAGAAGATTATTAATACAAAAGATTCAGCAGTTGATTGACAAGCTTCCAATAAGCAAAAAAAGAAAAGCAGCAAAAGAAGATTTATTAAATTTGAAGTTAAGTTCTGATGATAAATTTTTTATTTCATTGGCTAATAAATATAAAAAACTAAAATAAGATGAAAAGATTTTTAACAAAAACAATAGAATATGCATTTAGTTTCTTTATGACTATCATTGCTATATTTATTATTCTTATATTTACATCAATAATAATTAACCTAATTGTAAAATGATAGAAACCATACAACAAATAAAAGATCTAGCTGTATTAACGGATAATTTATATCTTTTAAACAGAATGGAGTTACTTGAACTTCAGATTAAAGAAGAAATATTAAAAGCAAAAATAGAAACATTAAACGATAAATTATGATACCAGAATTAAAAGACAAGATATTATCAATAAGACCAGAATACTCAAACAATAGCAATTCAATGAATCCATTACCTTATGATATTACTTTATACTATCAAGAAGATGATTATTTAATTGATTTTAATTTAGATGTAAATGGCACATTATATGCAGAAGTTTTAAAAGATGAAGAAGATTATGAATTAACAGATTCAGATGTAAATTTTATATACAAATATTTAAGTGGTTTACTTGATGAAGAAACAAGATTAACAAAACAATATTACCAAGCTGAAGGAGATCAGCAACAACAAACATATTTTATTAGATAAAAATTAAATTAACCAATTAAAACCAATTAAAATGATCAAAGAATTTAAAAAAACAGAATTAAAAGAATTATTACAACCAAAAAATTTACTAGAATTTAATAGGGATTTAAGTGGGAAGCACGTACAAAAAATGATTAAAAGCATTGTTGATTGTGGAATATTAAGATTTCCTGTTGTTGGAGATGTATCTGCTTTTGATAAAAGAAAGTATGTTATTATTGATGGCCAACATTTATGTAAAGCAATTGTTAATTTACCAAAGGGTAATTCTATAAATAAAGTAAATGCTATCACAAAAATATACACAAACAAAAAAGAAGTGATTGAAGATATTTCAAAATTAAACAATACACAAAAATCTTGGAATGATGAAAATTATTTAGATGCTTGGTTTAAATATGGAAGAAGCAATGAAATGTATTTCAGTAATTACGCTTATTTATATAATTTATATAATGAAATTTATGATGGTTTACCTTGTGGATTTTTAGTGGACTTGTATTCTGTTTCTAAATCTTCATTTAGAGAAGGTAATCTTGAGTTTAAAAATAGAGAATTTAGTGATAAACTTGCAAGTTTATGTTATGATTTAAAGAAGGATTTTAAAAAAGCATCTTTTGCTTTAACTGGTTTATCAGTATGGGCTTTTGCAAGAATCAATGAAAAGAAAGATATTGATTTTTTTAAATTAAGATCAAGACTATTCAGAGCTTTATCTAACCAAGAAGATAAAAATATTCAAGGAAGGGAAGAATTTAAAGAATTTGTTAAAGAAACATATACAAGATTATAATTATGAAACCAACAGAAAAACAATTAGAAAAAATAAGTGGAGCAATTATAACTTCATTTGTAAATTTACATTTTTTAGAAGAAGCAGATAGTATTGGGTTATTTAGACAAAGGGTTAAAAACAATGTAAGAAGAACAATGGCTGATCTTATTGATATTGAAAACAACTACTTTGCAAAAGTTGAAGAAGTAGATGAAAAAGATTTAGGAGATAAATTAGTCGCAAACAAATTAGAGTTTGTTCAATGGTTATTAAATAAATTTGATTTTAATGATTTCAGTAAATTACAAGAAGTTTGTTCAGCTTATTCTTTAGACCCAAAAGAATTATCAGATACATCAGATAAAATTCTATTTAATAATGGTGCAAAAATAGTTGAATAATATGAGAGGAGCTTATAACAAACAAGCAGCAGATGAATTAGCAATAGACTTTGAACTATTAACAGGAATTGATATAAACAGCATATCAAGAGAAACTAAAATAATGTACTCCAGAACATTATTCTATAAAATATTAAAAGATGTTAATTTTATGAATGATAGAATGATTGCAGACTGGTTTAAATCAAGAGGTGTAAAAAGAAATAGAGCTTCTATATTTCAAGCATTATCAAAAGTAAATATCTACTATAAATCTTTTAAATTATTTAGAGATTATTATGATGTATATTTTAAAGACAAAGCAAAAGAACGTTTAACTCTTGAGAAAACACAAAAGAAAGCGTTAAAGGAATCTAAATTTAATGTGCATCAAAATATATTAAAAGGTAAATTAGATCGTTTAGATGTTCTTATTAATGATTTACCAATTGATAAAAGAAGTGAAATATATGAGTTAGTAAATTTGAGAGTTAAATCTTGGAACTGGAAAACAAAAGATAATTACGAAATAATAAACTGTGAAGGATCTTTAGAAGGTTTATGTTATTAATTAGAATTAATATAAATAATAAATAAAACTGAATGAATAACTAAAATTGTCATAAAAAAAACATTATATATAAAGTGCTTTTATAGTTTAGTATATATTTTAAGGTATGACTTAACATATCTGTTTTTCTAAAAATATTAGCAATAAAAACAATTTCTATTTGCATTAATGGGGGGATTGTGTTTAATTCTTAAACCTTTTTTGTTTATAACTATTTATTCAGTTTTGTTATTAATAACGTATTTTTATATAAATATAAATTTATGTTAGAAAAAGTCTTTAAAGATCATAAAAAATGGATTAACACCGTTTTAAAATTTGGTTGCAGTAAAACAGAAGCTGAAGATATTGTAGGAGATATGTATGTAATCATTGGCAAGATGTTAAACAATGGTTTGAATATTGCTTATGGAGATGAAGTAAACTACTATTACATTTATAGAACTTTAAGAACTTCCTTTCTTCAATTATGTAATAAAAAGAAAAAGGAAAACAAAGTACCTTTAGATTTAATCGTTGATATTGAATCTGGAGAATATATTGATTTTGAAAAAGCAAGTGAAACTGTTTTAAATGAATTGGACAATATGCATTGGTACAATAAAAAATTGTTTAATTTAGTTCAATATGAATACAGTATTACAGATCTTTCAAAGAAAACAAATATACCCTATCATTCAATTTATAACACGTATAGAAAAACAAAAGATAAATTAACTAAAAAGATTTTAGAATGAGACTAGGAGATCTAATAGAACGTATTACAACCTACACAGGAATCAAATGGATTGTTAAAAAGATATTCGGTGAAGATTGTGGATGCGATAAAAGACAAGAACAATTAAATGATATCGAGTTATGGTAGAAGATAAAATTATTTGGCAAGGTGTTAAACAAAGAACAACATCTAAAATGAGTAATGAGGATTTTAAAATAATGTGTAGACTTCATTCAAAATATTTTAATCATAAGTATTCAGAACCTTGCACCTGCAATAAAAATAGATTAAGACAATGGATCAAAGAATTAAATGAGAAGCTGGTTTAAAAACTAGCTTTTTTTTTATTATATAATTATATGAATAATCAAATTATTTCAAATGTCAGAAAATAAAAGAGGAGGAAAAAGAGAGGGTGCTGGTCGTAAAAGTAAATCAGAAGAAGTGCAAATGATTGAACGATTATCTCCATTAGAACCAAAAGCATTTAAAGCTCTTGAAAAAGGAGTTGAAGAAGGAGACTTTAAGTTTGTGCAAATGTTTTATAATTATTATGCAGGTAAACCAAAAGAAACAAAAGACATCTCAATAACATCAGAACAACCTTTATTTGATTTAGATTAGTGTTTCAAACAACAACAGCCATAAGAAAATTATATGCTCTTAAAAAGCGTAAAAAGGTTATTCAAGGAGGTACATCTGCTGGTAAGACTTTTGGTATTATACCAATTCTTATTGATAGGTGTATAAGAACTCCTATGCTTGAAACAAGTGTTGTATCTGAATCAATCCCACATTTAAGAAGGGGAGCAATGAAAGACTTTCTTAAAATAATGATTGAAACAAATAGGTTCAGAGATAACCAATGGAACAGATCATCATTAAAATATACTTTCACAAACGGTAGTTATATTGAATTCTTTTCAGTTGAACAACCAGATAAATTAAGAGGTGCAAGAAGGAGTGTGTTATATGTAAATGAAGCAAATAATGTACCTTTTGAAGCATATACACAATTATCAATAAGAACTTCTGGAGATATATGGATTGATTTTAATCCAACAGCAAACTTTTGGGCGCATAAAGAAGTAGTTGGTAATGATGATGCGGATTTTATAACACTTACTTATTTAGACAATGAAGCATTGCCAGAAACGATTGTAAAAGATATTGAAGCTGCAAGAGATAAAGCAAAGACATCAGAGTATTGGTCAAACTGGTGGAGGGTTTACGGACTTGGTCAAATAGGTTCTTTAGAAGGTGTGTGTATAAAAGAATGGAAAGAGATACAATTACCATCAGAAGCAAGATTATTGTGCTATGGTATGGATTTTGGTTATAGCAATGACCCAACTACATTAATAGGTTTATATAAATACAATGATGCTTATATATTTGATGAAATTATCTATCAAAAAAAATTACTTAATTCAGATATATCAAAACTATTAAATGAAAACAATATACAAGAAGTAATATATGCTGATTCAGCAGAACCAAAATCAATTGCAGAACTAAAAACATATAGGCACAAAATACTTCCTTGTACAAAAGGAAAGGATTCAATTGTATATGGTATTAATCTAATCAATCAAAACAAAATCTTTGTAACAAGTAGAAGCAAGAACTTAATAAAAGAACTGCAATCTTATACTTGGATGAAAGATAGAGAAGGGAATACTATTAATAAACCTATTGATGCTTTTAATCATTGTATTGATGCTTGTCGTTATGCAATTACATCACAATTAAAGAATCCAAACGCTGGTAAATACTTTATAAGATAATGGATAATTTACAAATGATTGCAATGGTGGAATGTTTTATACATCACAAAACAGGAAAAGAAATAAGGATTGCAAAACCAAATAAACCAAATCAATATTTACTTCTAGTAAAAGCATTTGAAAATTGTAAACACTTTTTTATAAAAAATTAACATTAAAGTATTATATAAGTATGAAGATTGAAATAAACGTTCCAACTAACTTAAATGAAATAACTTTAGAACAGTATCAAAAGTTTCTAAAGATAGCAGAAAACAATCCAGAAGGCAATTTTTTAAATGCTAAAATGATTGAAATATTTTGTGGAATACCTTTATCTGATAGCTACAAATTAAAAATGAGTAGTGTTACAGCAATAATAGATATCTTATCTGAATTACTTGCATCTAAACCAGACCACGTTGAAAGGTTTGAAATGAATGGAGTTGAATACGGTTTTATACCAGATTTAGATGATATGAGTTTAGGAGAATATATTGATCTAGATAACAATGCAAGTAAATGGGAACAGATGCATCTTGCAATGAATGTTTTATACAGGCCAATTAAAACAAGTAAGCTAGGGAAATATAACATAGAAGATTACGATGTAAACAATCCAGAGGTGATGAAAGATATGCCTTTAGGTGCAGCTATTGGTAGTCTTTTTTTTTTCTACAATTTAGGAATAGAGTTGTCGAGGCATACGATACTTTATTCCAACAATCAAGCGGAGATGGTGGCTATTCAAAAGCAGCTCAATTCGGAAGCAAATGGGGATGGTATCAATCAATTTATGCACTCGCTAACGGATGTGTTGAACGATTTGAAGATATCACTAAATTAAATGTACATCAATGCTTTACTTTTTTATCATTCACAAAAGAGAAGGCAGAGATAGAGCAACAACAAATAAAAAATAAATTCTAATGAAGGGATTTTATCAAGTAACAGAAACAATAAAGAATCAATTGTTATCAGATGTAAATGTAAATACAGTTACAACTGGAGATATTACACGCATTGATTTAGGTAAGCAGACAATGTATCCTTTATCACATATCATTGTGAACAATGTAAGTAATGATGACAATGTATTGCGTTTTAGTTTATCTGTTTTAGCAATGGATGTTGTAGATGTTTCAAAAGAAGAAGTGGTTGATATTTTTGTAGGTAATAATAACGAGCAAGATATATTGAATACACAGTTGGCTGTACTTAATAAGTTGGTGCAGGTTTTAAGAGGTGGAACATTATACCAAGACTTGTATCAGTTAGATGGTTCTCCAAACTTTGAACCTTTTTATGATAGGTTTGAAAACGAGGTTGCTGGATGGGCTTTAACTTTAGATGTATTGATTCCAAATGAGATTGATATATGTTAGATAATGTAGAGAAAGAATTAAGGAATTTTGCAAAGTATGTAGTAACAAAATCCAGAATGAATATTAAAACTTCTGATAAAAATGCTACTGGAGAATTGTCAAAAAGTTTAGATTCTGATGTAAAGGTTTCTAAAAATAGTTTTCAATTAACTTTCTCAATGGAAGATTATGGTGTGTTTCAAGACAAAGGAGTAAGAGGAAAAACATCAAGTACAAAAGCTCCAAACAGTCCATTTAGATTTGGATCTGGCAAAGGTAAAAAAGGAGGTTTAACAGAGGGAATAAATAAGTGGGTTAAAAGAAGGCGTTTTCAGTTTAGAGATAAAAAAACAGGGAGGTTTATGAGTTATAATAGCACAGCTTTCTTGATTAGTAGAAGCATTTATAATAAAGGTATTGCACCTAGTTTATTCTTTACCAAACCATTTGAGAAAGCATTTAAGAATTTAGATAAAGATTTAATTGAAGCATATAAATTAGATGTTGAGCAATTAATAAAAACAACAGTAAACAATTAAGTAATGGCAAATGTATTATTAAGAAGTCCTTATTATATTTCAGAAAATATTGGTTCAGATTTATCAGCTAAAATAGAAATCACAATAGATGGTACTTTAGCTTATAGAATAGTAAAAAACAAACCTGCAAATAATAACAACTTTGTATTGTTTGAGATTTCAGAACTTGTAAGGGACTATATAGATATTAAATACAACGGAAGTATAAATGCATCAGATTTAAATGTGAATGTAAGTTATGTATTGTATAAATATACTCTTGCAAATGCTGGAGGACAAGAAACTAATTTAGGTACTACAACTTTCTTTGGAATTGATGGATATGGTTATTTTGAAGAAGGTTCTAATCCAAGTACTACTCAAGGTTATATGCAATCAAACGATATTATCTATACTTTATATGGAGAAGATATACGAATACCAGTAGATAGAAATGAAATAAAAGAAGTTACATATTTATACAAAGGTTCACAAACATTTAATAAAGTAGTGCCTTCAAGTAGTACAGAAGTATTTGAATATATTGAAGCAACTGATAGTTTTAAAGAACGAGTAATAGAAGATGGTGGAACTTATGAAGAAAGTAGTTGTTTAAATTCTTTCTTACAAAACAATGATTTATATTTAGTTGATAAAGTAGTTTTAGAAACTGGTTCTGAATTGCTTAAAAATGGAAGTTTTGAGAATGATAGTTATTGGAATATTCAACCAACAGATAATATTTCTAATGGTGCTTTGAATATAAGCGGAGCAGGTTCAAGAGTTTCAAGTAGTTTTGTACCTAAAGCAGGAAATAAATATACTGTTACATTTGAAATAACATCTTACACTTCTGGTTCAATAGCTGCGTTTACTAGTTCTGGTGGGGTTAATATAAGTGGCCCACTTAATGAAGTTGGTGTATATACATATACTTTTACTCAAGGGGTAACTGGAAATAATAGATTTAATTTTTATACAAGTACTGGTTTTGTTGGTTCTATTGATAATGTATCTATAAAAGCAGAAGGTACTGAATTAATACCAAGTATAGATATAACAAGTTATAGCAATGGCGTTGGTTGGTTTGCTGGTGGCAATACTCCTGCTAATACAATTAGAACGAGTAATGTAACTTCTCCTATTGGAGATGTATCAGCATATAACGTAACAAGTCCGTCTGGTAATAATGGATATGTATCTACAACTGGAATTCAAGGAACAGATGGGGAAAAGGTTACTATATCTGTTTTTCTTAAAGGAACTGGAGATGTTCAAATTAAACTTCAAGAATTAGGGGATGATTATACAAACTACTTTACCAAAACAATAACAATGACAAGTAATTGGGTTGAACACAAAGTTTCTGGGATTAAAGCAAGAGATGGGAATCCTTCAAGAATGGTTATAAGGTCAGCTGGAACAAGTGCTTTAGATGTTGATATTTGGCATCCTTCAGTAAGATTACCAGAAACTAAAATAGTAGATGTAATTACTTTAAACGAATGTAAATACGAACCAATAAAATTAACTTTTGTAAATCGTTTTGGTGCGTTACAAGATTTATGGTTCTTTAAAAAATCAATAGAAAAAGTAAACACTAAAAAAGAAACATTTAATAGGTTTACTATTAATTCACAAACTGGTGTTTATGATACTTCAATACACCAAAATCAAACGTTTAATGTAAACTCAAGTAAAAAGCTGACTATCAATACTGGTTATGTAGATGAAAGTTACAATGATTTAATGCAGGAGTTAATGCAATCAGAACAGATCTGGTTAGAATTAAATTCAGTTGTTACACCTGTAAATTTAAATACAAATAGTTTGACATTTAAAACAAGTGTAAATGATAGACTAGTAGATTATACAGTAGAAGTTTCTTATTCTTTTGATGCTATAAATAACATTCGATAAATGCAGAAGATACAATTATATATTGAAGGGCAAAGGTTAGATACTTTTACAGATGAAAGTGTCGTAATAACGCAATCAATAAAGAACGTAAAAGATATTGCAAAAATATTTACGGACTTTACAAAAACGTTTAGTTTACCAGCAAGTAAAACGAATAATAAAATATTTAAGCATTATTACAATTTTGATATTGTTGGAGGTTTTGATGCAAGGATTAGAAAACCTGCAAATATAGAATTAAACAATACACCATTTACAGAGGGGTTAATAAAACTTGAAGGGGTTGATTTAAGGGATAATAAACCTCATACATATAAGATTACATTCTTTGGGAATACTGTTACCTTAAAAGATATTTTAGGAGATGATAAATTACTAGAATTAAATACTTTAACCGATTTAAACAAAACATACGATGCGTCAAATGTAAGAACTTCTTTACAAGCAAACCCAGCTACAAGTGATATTATTGTTCCATTAATTACGCATACACAACAATTAACCTATGATTCTCATAGTTCAGCAAATGACCCTGGTAATATAGCATTTGACAATGGACACGTTCACGGAGTTTTATATTCAGAATTAAAATACGCAATTAGATTGCATAAAATAATTGAAGCAATAGAGGATAAATATCCAGCTTTGTCTTTTAGTAATGATTTTTTTAACAGCACAAATGCACCTTATTACAATCTTTTTATGTGGTTGCACAGAAAAAAAGGAGGTGTAGAAAATTTAAATAAAGATGTAAATACTATTTTAATTAGTGGTTGGACACCAACAAGTTTGGATAGTAATACTAAAACTAAAATGCTTTCATCTTCTGTTTTTCAAGTTACTGGTATTAGTTCTTATTATCTTGGTATTAGTTTATTATTATATCCAAATACATCATACATTACAACGGAATATACTGTTTTAATTTATTTTAACGGAAGTCAAGTTTATAGTACTGGTAATATTACTGGAAATATATCTATTACAAAAAATAATTTTTATAGTGGTTCAGGGGATTACTCTGCATATATACAATCAAATTCTGATATTAATTTTGATACTATTAGATGGAGTGGCGCTTATGAAAAACCTAGTGTGCCACAGCCACAAACTTTTAACTATATATTATCTAATTATCAATACACAAATACTTTTGAATTTGATATTACTCAACAAATACCAGATATAAAAATAATTGATTTTTTAAGTGGGTTATTTAAAATGTTTAATCTTACAGCATATGTTGAAAAAAACAAAACAGAAATAACAGTTAAAACTTTAGATGATTTTTATTTAGAAGGTGGTTCTTATGATATAACTAAATATGTAGATGTTAGTAAAAGTCAAGTAAATGTTGCTTTACCATATAGAGAAATTAACTTTAAACACGAGGACACAAAAACATTTTTAGCTGCAAAGCATACGCAAATTTCTGGAAGTAATTGGGGGGAATCACAATACGATAGTGGGCAAAAATTAGATGGTAGTATCTACAATGTAAAGACACCATTTGCACAAATGAAATATGAAAGATTAATTGATGAAAATACAAATAATGGCGATGGTATTACAACTGCACAATATGGTTGGTTTGTAGATGACAATCAAGAGTCTTATATAGGAAAACCTTTGTTGTTTTATCCAATAAGAGTAACAAGCGGGAATCAAATAGCTTTTTTAAATTCTCCAACACA